TAAGTATGCCGCCCGCATTGACGCCAACCAAGTTGAGATTGTGGACGCGCTGCGCAAGGCGGGGGCCACGGTTCAGCACCTTCATCGCGTTGGGGCCGGATGCCCCGATCTGATGATAGGCTTTCGCGGCACCAACCTGCTTTTTGAAATCAAAGACGGCAACAAGCCACCTTCGCAGCAGGTTTTGCGGCGGGCGCAAAGCGAGTGGCACGATACTTGGCGCGGTCAGGTGGCGACAGTCACCAGCGCAGAGGAAGCGATTGCGGTGCTTTACGCATCGCCTCAGGAAGTGCCGTTTCACGGTTCAATTATGTGAATTTGAAAAGGGGCCAGCGATACAGCGCCAGCCCCTAAAACCCCACCCGATCAATGGAGGATCGAATGACTAAGCAAGATTTAAAACAGATGGACACAGAAACACAAGGGGCCATGCCCGTTCACAAAAACGTCTACACCGCATTGGCGGCTGCGCAGGCCGAAATGGGGCCGCTTGTGAAGGGGTCAAACAACCCGCACTTCAAGAGCAAGTATGCCGACTTAGCTGACTTGGTGTTGGCAGTGCGGGGGCCTTTGAACCGCAACGGGCTGACATTTTTCCACCAAATTGTAAGACATGATGCGGGCCAGGACATGCGTACCGTGATCGTCCACGGCGAAACGGAAACGCGCATTGATTGCGATGTGCCTTTGATTGTCCAGAAGAACGACATGCAGGGCATGAAATCGGCAACCACCTATGCAAAGCGCATCGGCCTTGAAAGCGTATCAGGCGTTGCGCCCGAAGATGATGACGGGAACGCAGCAGCCGCCGCAGCACCGCCAAAGTTTGACGCCATCGCCGCTGCCAAGCGCATTCGTGGCAAGCTGGCCCAAGCAACCAGCCTTGACGATCTGCGTGACCGCTGGACGCAAGAGGCAGAGACCATCGCAGAAGTGAAGGCCGCAAGCCGCGATATTTTTGCAGACATTGAGCGGGCCAAGAATGACCGCAAGGCCAGCCTTGAGCAAGCAAATTCCAAGCCGTCTGACGATCTGTCGGGCGATGAAATCCCGTATTGATTGGAGGCGATGAAATGAACCAGCTTGCAAAAATTGGCGACAACAACCCGCCCGATCCGATTGACGAAGCGTTGGCACCCTATGCGGACGCCATCGCAGAAGCAGAGAACTATCTGGACGGCGAACCCGTCCAGACTGAGGACCAGATGAAGGCGGTTGACGCCCTAATAAAAGACATGCGCAGCGCAAAGACCGATATGGCAAAAGCCAAGAAGTCAGCAACAGCCCCGCTTCACGATATTTGGAAGGCGGAAATTGCCCGCTGGAAGCCCACCGAAGATGATATTGAACTGCGGTTGAAGGGCTTGGCGAAAGTCGTTGATCCGTTCAAGCGCAAACTGGCCGAAGAAAAAGAAGCCGCCAAACGGGCCGCATATGCAGAAGCCCGCGCTAAGGAAAAGGCAGCAGAGGAAGCCGCCCGCAAAGTTGACGTGTCCGACTATGACGCGGCGACAGAGGCGGCACGGCTTCAAAGCGAGGCGATTGAGGCCAAGAAGGCCGCAGCAGCAGCGAACAAGGACACGGTTAAAGGGCTGCGCACGGTCACAAAATACGAAGTCACAGACCATCGCGCCTTGCTGCACTGGATTGCCAAGAATGACAGGGCCGCAATCACAGCCTTTGTCGATGAATGGGCGCGGAAAAACCATCGCGGCCCTGTTGCAGACGGCTTGAACGTCTGGACAGAAAAAGAGGCATATTAATGCCAACCTACACCTGCATGACGCCCGACGAGACTGCGCACCTGGCCGAAAGGCTGGGGCGCATCCCGCTTCCATTCACGGTCACAGTCGGGCCAGCAGGGGTGCGGACGCTTTCGCAGAACGCATTGCTGCACAAGTGGTTTGGCGAGATAGCCAAGCAGCGCGGCGATGTTGATATGCTGGATGTTAAGGGCGAGTGCCACCACCAGTGGGGCCTGCCGATCAAGAGACGCTGCCCGCAATTCGCCTGGATATGGAAACAGACGGGCGCAAAGATGCCATATGAAAAGCAGTGCAAACTGCTGGCAAGCGGCAATTTGAACGTCAGCAGCAGCATGAACAAGCCGGAATTGTCCGAATACATGGACGCAATGAGCCGCGACCATCGGCAGCGCGGTTTTCGCCTGACCGACCCTGACTTTCTGAAATATCAGGGGCAGGCCGCATGATTGTTGAATTGACGGCGATTGAGCAACGCCTTGCAATCCACATGGCTAAAACGCGGCGGGCGGTGAACCGAGCCGCAGGCAGGACAGACTTGCAGCAAGGCAAGCAGTCGCCAGAGGACATAGAACTTGACGGCATTGCCGCAGAAATTGCGTTTTGCAAGCTGTTCAATGTTTACCCCGATTTACAGAACGAAGAACTGCATTCAGCAGACGCAGTGACCCCCAAGATGGGCCGGGTGGACATAAAGACCACGCGCTACAAGAGCGGCAAGCTAATCTGCTATCGCGGCAAAAAGGGGCGCGAGGCTGACAGTTATGCGCTGATGATTGGGCAATTCCCAAAGTTTCAATTTGTCGGCTGGGCAACGTCAGAAGAACTGCTGGACGACGAAAACCTGATTGATGTTGGACACGGCCCCTTTTTCGCAATGCCACAAGAACGGTTGAGGGCTGAAACATGAACCAGAAAGCCCCAAAGGCCCAGAAAGACCCGGCATACCTGCGGGCGGTGCGGTGCCTGCCTTGCGTCATATGTGACGCCTTCGGAGAGCGGCAAACCAGCCGCACCACGGCACACCATTGGATTATGGGCAGGGGTAGCACCCGCAAGACGCCAGACAGGCAGGCAATCCCGCTTTGTGACGGCCACCACCAAGGCACCTTTGACACATCAAAGACAGCAATTCACCGAGAGCCGCAGGCGTGGCGCAAAGCCTACGGCCAAGACAGCGACTATATCGCGGTCACACAAGATAAAATCGAGCGCATGGAGGCATTTAATGACTGAAAACGCTTGGATATATAGGCAGAATTGTGCCATAAATGAGCAAGGCCGCAAGGTGTACCACCACCCTACGGCCTCTAAAGCAAACGTACCTTACAAGGAGGTAACGCATATGCTCTTTGAGCATAATTATGGCATAACTGCCACCAGTTTCAAGACAGAACAATCCGCGAACGGCGGTGCTGCATGAGCATCGTTCACATACCGTTTTATCCTTCGGATTGGCTGGCTGGGACACTTGGCCTGTCAGATGCCGAAAAGGGCGTATACATCACGCTGATCGCCCGCATGTACGAAATGGCGGGGCCGATAGAGCGCGACGATGATCGCCTGTTTCGTGTGTGTGGGTGCAAGTCGAAATCGTCCTTCGTGAAGTCACTTGGCTACCTCATTTCAGAGGGCAAAATCATTGTGACCGCAGATGGTCTTTTCAATGAAAAAGCTGCGAAAGTCATCGAACAAACTACAGAAAAGTCATCGAAAGCCAAGGCAGCAGCGCAATCACGCTGGGACAGAAAATCCAATAAAAACAAAGGGGCGGGCAATGCGAACGCATCCCCCAAGCATATGCCCCAGCAATGCCAACCAGAACCAGAGCCATATAAAAAGAAAGAACCTAACGGTTCTTTACAAAAAAGCGGCGCAAGGCTTTCCGGTGATTGGTTCCTTTCTAAGCACCTTGGGGAGTGGTCGATCAAAGAGGGTGCAAGCCCTGAAATGGTCCGATTAGAGGCTGACAAGTTCCGCGATTATTGGGTCGGCGTAGCGGGTGCCAAAGGCCGAAAGGCTGATTGGGACGCGACTTGGCGCAACTGGATACGCAAAGCCATCGCAGACCAAAAACCCAAATTCAAAGCAATCGAAGGGGGCCACAATGGGCAATCTGACAACAAATCAAAACGCAGAATGGACGCTTTCATCGCAGGAGCGCGAGGAACGTATTGAGCACAGGGAGTGGATCGGAGGGCGCGTTGTGACCCTTCTCAGCCATTACTGGCGCGATGACGACGACGACAGCCTGACGGGCGCGATTGCCGCAGATTGGGCTGATGTTCTTGAGGGCATCCCCCGCGATGCAATCCAAAAGGCTTGCTTGAAATACCAGCGCACAGAGCCGCGCAGAAAGCCAACGCCCGGCGCAATTTACGCCTTGGCCCGTGAGGCCATGCCCCGCCCGGTTGTTGTCCAGCCGCCGCAAACTGAACCGCTGCCAGAGCGGATCCGATGTGACCCAGATGTTGCGCAGGCAATAGTTGAGGCCGCTGGATACACGCCAAAGCGGTTCGGCGGTGACACATGAGTTTTGACGGCCCCCCGGTGCAGTTTGGCGACCGCATGAAGCTGAACATGGACGACAGAACCACGCTTGAAACCAAAATTCTGCCAACGGCGCGGCGGTGGGTTCAGGATTACCCAAGCCTTCGGAGCCAAGCAATTCAAACGCTTGGATACTGGCAGGAGCCAATTCCCCGTTTCAAAGGGGACAGCACAGACAAGGAGAGAAACCAATGAGCAACCAAGTAGCAGGCGAAGAACTGCGCCAATTCATAGAACGGATTGAACGCATGAACGCCGAAAAGCAGGACATTGCCGAGGCAACCAAGGAAGTTTTCGCAGAGGCCAAGGGGCGCGGATATGACGCCGCTGTTCTGCGCAAGGTGATTGCCCGCCGCAAGCGTGACCGCGACGATCTGGCCGAAGAAGAAGCGGTTTTGGAAATGTACGAAAACGCATTGGGGGGCAACTGATATGGCCGGAAGCGTGAACAAGGTAATCCTGATCGGCAACCTAGGGCGTGACCCCGAAGTCAGGTCTTTTCAGAACGGCGGCAAGGTCTGCAATCTCAACATCGCCACAAGCGAAAGCTGGAAGGACAAAAACAGCGGGGAGCGCAAAGAGCGCACCGAGTGGCACAGCGTTGCCATCTTCAACGATGGGCTTGTTCGCATCGCAGAACAATATCTGAAAAAAGGCAGCAAGGTTTACATCGAAGGCCAGTTGCAGACGCGCAAATGGCAAGACCAGAGCGGCAACGACAGATATTCGACCGAGGTTGTATTGCAGGGATACGGCGGCACCCTGACGATGCTGGATGGGCCAAGCGGCGGTAAGGGCGGATCAGGTTCGGAGGGCAACTATGACGCGCCGGAAACTTCGCGTGAACTTGATGATGAAATCCCATTTTGAGGCAGCACGATGATTTTCAAACAGCACAAACCAATCGCGCCGCCCGCGTCTGAATATGAGACGTGGCACGAAATCAAGTTGCGGCAGATCAAGGAGCGCACAGACGCAATTCAGCGGTGCAAAAGCTGGGGTTTGTCTCAGTCAAAAGCCGCGAAGTTCCTTGGCCTGCCCACTAACACACTCAGGTCGCATCTGCGGCTGCAGCAGACACCATGGGGGCAATTATGACCGCACTACCACCCCACGGCTACAGACAGGCGCTCAAGAACAGCCAAGCCGCGCAATGCAAGCACCGCCTGTTGATGGGCGCAACCCCGCAAGAACTTATCGAAGAAGGCTTTGCCGCAGGCGCGGTGATACAGGCGCAGGAGGAATTGAAGAAATGAGAGTAACCCACCAGACCGAACTTGCCCATAAGCGTGCCGTGACTGTTTCAGAAGCACAGGCCAAAGCAAGAAAAATCGCTGCGCCTGCAAGCAAGCAAGACCACAAGCCTGCAACTAAATGGCTCGAAATGGCAGAGCAGGAAGGTCACAGGGGCAAGCTGCCAAAATCGCAGGGCGAGGTCACATTATCGCCTCTTGAAACCAAGGTTCTTGGGTGCCTGTCCGATGGGATGACAAGCCGTGATGTAGCAAGCCGGATTGACGCGAATTTTAGCAGCGTATCCAGCGCACTTTCTGGCCTGGCGGGTAAAAACTTGGTTGAGCGAATTGGGCAAACCGGACAGCTAACAATTTGGCGATCAGCCAGACCCAAGCGGCCCAGCCTGTCCATTCTCAGCAACTATCAGCGCAAAGTTTTGGCGATCATAACAAGGCCGATGACATGCGGCGAGATTGCACAGGCATCAGGCAGGCCCGTCGAGGGTTTAAGGCCAATGTTGCGGCGGATGCGGGATCGGGGCTTTGTCAGAATGGTTGGGACCGTGGAAAGGGGCGGTGGGATTGCGCAGCTTTGGGCGCGAAATGACTGACGCGGAAACAATCGAAAGCCAAGCGCAGCAGATCAAGGCGTTGCAGGAGGAAAATCTTGCGCTGCGCAAATGCCGCGACACCCAAGCCGAGATTGCGCACCGCGATTGGGTGCGAATGACGGCGCAGGACAGGCGCAACGAGGCGCTACAGGCCCGCGTGGATTGGTTGCAGGCATGGAAGGACGCCAAGGAAGCAGAGCAGACGCCAGAGGCCAGAGCAGAAAGGCATTTCAAATGACAAGCAAAGCAGCGCGCAAACGCAACAAGCGCAAATTCCGTATGCCCAAAAATGTCCATATTCAGCCCAAAGAGGCAATCAGCATCGCAACAGAGACAAGCACCCGCCCCACGCCGCAACGCCTGGCCCAAGGCAAATGGGCCACGCCGCAGGGAACAGGCAAAAGCCAGCAGCCCATGGTTGACCTTGCCAGCGACATGATCGGCGCGTTGTACGAGGCCAAGAAAATCAGCATTGCACAAGAGCAGGCCGCACGGCTGTTCCAGCAGTTGCGTGACGCCTATTTGGCCGAATTTGATTTATCAGGGTTCAAGTCTTGCTTGGCAGGCGGGGTCAGCGGCCATGACGACAGTGACGGCAATGTCGAAGCGAAGAAGGCATACGAGGATTTAGAAAAGCGGATCGGCATGGTGAAAACCGCCATCCTTGAAATTGAATGCGCGAAAGGGCCAGACCGCAAGCCGAATGATCTGATTGCGCTGCACCGGGCGCTTGATGCTGTTGCGGGGTATTAATTTCAAAAAAGGCCAATAAAACGCTTGCAGGGTAGGTCATAATGACCTAGTGTGTATGTAAGGGCAATGAAGCCCACCCCGCGCCGGGTTAGGCGCAACATAGGAGGCCATCATGGCTTTTACTTTCCCTCAGTCTGGTACTAAGGCCGCAGCGCACATCACGCCGCACACGCTGGAATGCCTTAAGCAGCCGCATCGCCTGCCAACTCGCAAAGAGGCAGCAGCAAACGCAAAGCG